CGCTTTTCATGTGCGGTGCACCTTCATCTATCTGGACAAGGATATCTGTCTTCACGGTAATGGTAGAGCGTTTTTGTGTCACACGTGTTATAGTGCTCATACTGTTCTCTTATACTTCTTCAATAGCATACATGCCTCTTCTACCAGAGGATCTGGATCACCTCCCTTTGTTGCCCACCTTTGCCGACGTTTCCCTAAGTGCTGTTCTATCACTCCATATGGATTAATCATCAGTCTCATTTGAACGGCAAGGAAGAGCGATGTTGCTTCTCGAATATCATCGGGGACACTCTGAAAACCCCCGGTGTATGTCGTTCTCATGAGACCTTCGCGCATGATGACGCTTGCAGGTTGAAACCGATACCATCCTTCATGAGGTACAGGAACCTCTATAGCGGTATCAACAACACCGAATTGACTTGAGAATGAGAATGCATGCTCTATAGCAGATATGTTGATAATAGGATATGACCTGAGAAATACGACACGTGTGAGTCCACCTTGCATCACAGGTGGCATATGCGCATAGGCTATTTCAGCTTCCTGAGTCAGGAGAGCCGCGGCAAAGGGATCACTGGATGATATTCCCCCTGCCTCCGTTGTCTCTTTGAAAAGGAATGCGACGGGATCTCCAGAGTTGTGGTAGAACTGTGTAGCACTTGCAAGGTTGATTGTGCCCGGGTAGGAGCCCGCCCAACTCGTAACGGTTACCCCGCCGGGCTTGATCAGGATCGTCTCCTGTGTCGATCCGCTACCGATCTGTACAGCCTGTTCGTCCAGCTCGTCAAGCGTCAAAGTAGAGCTGACCGAGATTTGTGTTGCTCCCGGACTAGCAGATTGTGAGAGTGTGGTCGATCCCGGGGCTTGCAGCCTACGATGGCATTCAGAGTCACAGCGCTGGCTAGCCCGACTCAGGAGCTTGTCAACGACACCAGGAGCAAGAGCAGCAATAGAGACACTGAGCCCCAAACCGAGCGGGGTCTCCAAAACCTCTGAGGGATTTAAGTACAGCTTAACCACGCTTCTCTTGCCTCTTGTGCTTCTTCTAATTGTCCTCGGTATATTCAACCGATATATCGAATGCTCCACCGCCTACAGTGACACCGTTCAAATTGATGGCAAAGGTCTCTGTTCCTCGTAGCACAATAGCCTTTGCAGGACGATTCCCAAATGCAAGATCCAGTATGCTTGTTGCTACTGTCGACAAACCAACAAACAGGCTATCGACTGTCAATGTACCAATAGCCGCGCCAAGTCCTGTAGGATTGGCAGTATAGGCATTGATGGTTGCAGTAGATGCAGGATCAGCACTGTCATAGGCTACTTTAGTTGGATTTGTCGCAGTGCCACCAGTATCAGCAGCAGAACGTTTTATCAATTGAATATCGACATCAGCCCCAGCCGTGGTTTTTATACCAGAAACGCGTGCGCGTATTATGCGAACAGGAGCGCTCCCAGGGGTAATGGTGAATATATCAGTAGCAGACGCAGCGACCACTAGTCCCGTGATTGACGCTATGTACGTGGGCTTCTGTCCATCGGTTGGGCCTGCTATGGTTCGGTAATTGGTATCAAGCTGTTGCTGTGGCATCTATCACCTGCTTTCTGTTAGGCTTCCTGCTTGTTTTTGCTGTTTAGCATACGCACTCTGCTCAGATGGCGTTGCTAGACGATGACCGAACCTTTGCAGTTCCTCAACATCATGCTCTCTGGCATGATCAGGAGGATCTATCTCTAGGAAATGCCCTTTCTGCTGATAGTTCCTTACAGGCGTATGCACTCCTGCTATGATCTTTTCGTTAAGAGCAACATGCCCATCGCTATTCTGTTCGTGGTACATGAGAATTGACATTATGCGGCCCTCACTCTTCCAATTTTTGCAGCAAACGCAGGTGCTCGTAGCGCCAGCGTCTTATCAGCATTCAAGGCAAATTGACGCGATCTGGCATTGATGACAGCGAGAAGCTCGGTCTGAATCGGGTTGACTTCTGGGCAAACGAGAATGTCCGGATCACGTGGGATGAGGTAGATATCCTCAGTGACCTGGGTGCCAGTCTGGACACGAGGGAAGGTCACACCATCGGAAATGGCATTAGCCCCGGAGCTAGCAATGGTAGCCCAATACAGGGTATTAGTGACTGCTGGGTTTTGGATCAATCCGGTATCCGTGAAGGAGGTTACCGCAGCGTCATTGATGTCATAGGCTGCAACCAATGCATACAAGCTCTCAGCGCCACTAGAGGTGCTGCGGAATATCCGATACCCGAGGATATCGATCACATTTCCATCGGCGTCTGTGGGAGCTGGTGTTAGCCAAGTGAGAACAACGTTCTTACCATCGGCAGAAGGCGTTTGTGATGCCTCAGCACTGGCAGCGGTCAATCCGTATCTGGTGACCGCCTCCATCCGGTAGTAGTAGGTATTTGCAGCAAGAAGGGAAGAGCCCGTGCCAGTGTTACCTGTGGTAGAGATGGTTCCCATGGTGCCCTGATTGCCCATGAATGAGGAAATGATGATGGGGATATTGCGGTATGACTCAACTTCAACACCAGCATCAATAGCATTATCTGCTACAGGTGCGCTCGGATCTCCATAGTCATCACGCAAGAACATGCGTTTCATCACTTGATTGTAGCGTGCATTCTGGACGTGCAAGCCATTGATGTAGGATTGCATCTTTGGGCTCATCATCCAGAAATAGTCCATGCCAAGCTCTTGAGCATAGCGACCACGCACGGCATCAATAGCATTGTCCATCATCTGAAATGCGAGGAGCTGAGTGTTGGCATCGATCTTGTTGGCGTTGGCAACCATGAGGTCCACGCCATCCCACTGGGGTCTCTTTGTGTTGAGCGTGGCTGCCGCTGAGCCATACATATGCGTGGTCTCCTCTAGCCACACCATCGCTTTCGCATGAGCCCCAAGCTCAAGGTCAAACAGGTTCCCGTTCGCACGAGCGACCTGAACCATAAACTTGGACAGATCCCCGATGGACTCGGTATGCTTGATCGGAAATTGTCCCTGGACATAGGTCGAGTTGCTTGCCGCGACCGAGCCCGTGCCGCTGGTTGGAGGTGCCTCTAACGTATGTTGAGGCTGCGGGAGTGCTGTGCGCTTGTTGAAGTAGAAGATGTCCGTCTCCCATGTCTGACGCGGTATTGCTCTGCCTAGCGGTCCCCACTTGCGTTGAAGCTCGGTAAGGGTGCTGTCAATCCGCTTGAGAATAAGATTGAGTGAGCCCCCTGTTGAGCTGAGTGAGAACACCTCCCTGATCTCTCTGAGTGATACTGGCATTAAAAATCTCCAATCTGGACATTGCCGTCAAAGCTCTGCTGAGCATCCATCCATCCCATGAGTTGCACTTCAAGCTCTTTAAGATCCCGTTCGGCGTTGTACCACTCAGGTTTAGGTCTACTACGGTCAAGCAGCTCAAGTTGCGTGTTGGGATCTCGCAACTGATCACGCATGTAATCCCCATGGCGATAGTATGGCTTCTTGGGCTTCTCTTGCTCATTAGAGCCCTCAACCATACTCTTTCGCTGAGGGAACGTACGAGGCGCAAGCTTCTGTTGCATTTCTTCAAGCTTCTGAGTGAAAGCATTCTGCATTTCAAGCATCTGCTTTCCGATCTTTTCGTCCCAGATCTCCTCTTGCGTCTTGGGAGGTGCTACAGTGTAGCCAGCCTCTTGCAAGAGTTTGAGCGCATCCTCAGCAGTAGGCTTGGGTGGCTCCTTCTCAGCTTTCTGTTGTTGGGCGAAAGCCTCTTGCAACTCCTTCAGGAGCTGCTTTTTCTCTTCTTCAGTCATAGGTTGCTCCTTTGTTTCTGGAGATGCAGGCTTGTCACCCGTACTCTCCTTCTTACTTTCTTTGCATTCCATACCTAGAAACGATGCTAATCCACTATGTGCATGTCCCAGGTATTCTAAAGTCTTTGTACTAAACTTTGCTCCTACCTCAGTGATGCCTAGAAACTTTAGTGCAGCATCGTGCTCTATATTCTCAGGTGCGCATTCTAGACCTATTGCTTTTGCGAGATAGTTGTGAGTGGTTTCTAATGATGGTAGATTTAATGCTTCATTGGATGGTTTTACTTCTTCTATGAGAGCGGTGTCTTTGAAGGTGAATACTTCGCGAATGTCTTGTGGCTCTTTGGACTCGGAGACGTACTCGACGCGTGCGTTAGGGATGCCTGGAGATGAGGTGAAGTCGATGCCAGTGAGACGGATGTTCTCGCCCCCAACCATCGGATAGGGCTCATTGTTGTCGATGTACATCTCAGCATTGATGGCTCGCAGACTCTGAGACTTGATGTAGCCACCTTTGACCAGATTGACGACCTCGTGGCCTGCTTGTGTGTCTGGTACATCAATGAGAGCAAAAGCTTGCGTGCCTTCCTTGCCTATCGCTGCAACCTTGCCGACGATCTCACGGGTAGCATCAGCATATGCAGCATCATGGGAAAGGTAAACAGTGAGAGGGAGCGCGTTCGAGTCGGAGAGTTGGACTTGAGCAGCTTGTATGAGGCGATTGACGGTCTGTGCAGGGTACTTTCTGCCATTGAGAGAGGTGGCATCATCCTCCAGAAAGACAGACTTCACACGTGCTATGCGGTTTGTCGCCTCTTTCTTTCCATCCTTGGCAGTGTCAGGAAGGGCAGAGGTAAGCCCCAGGCGTGCGGCGATACTCTTGATCTTGGAACGTACAGCATCAGGATTAGCAGCATGACCAGCAAGGTTCCACGCGTCTTTTACATCGCTTGCATCTTTTATGGGGTATGACTTGTTTGGTCCAGCGAAGTTCTCAGGATGCTCAGCATAGTATGCATCTCTTGCTGCTTGTGTCCATTTTGCTTCGTACAGCTCCATAAAAACAGGCCGCTCCTCTCGGAAACGGCCTATGCCTCTGGGGCTAAAGCTCTTGTGGATATTCTATTGTCTACAGTATAGCGAGTTTCGATTACGAATGCAAGATACGAGCATCAAATTCTGGTGAAGATGCAATAGAGGTGTACATCTGCAAAACTTCTGCCCAGGACTTCACCTCTATCGTCTTGCAATGCCTACAACGTAAATGTATACCTTGTGCGTCATAATGCAGGATAGTATGGTTATTCTTACACCGCACCTTCTGATGCTCATTGAGATTATTCATGCATTCTTTCCTTCATACTCTGCAAGCTTCTTCCTTGCCTCTAGAAGCTCATTGATCACATCCCCTAGTACCATGTCAGCATCTTCTTCGTAGGGAGGGATGCGCAATGCTTTGCAGCAATTTATAGATGGAAAGCATTGCGCATCTCTTCTTCTGTTCTATACCTGTATATCTTCTTCAGCTCAGTTATTCTAGCCATTCTCTTGCTCCACATCCAATGAATACGCGTATCTCTCATCACCAATCGCCAGCCACAACAGATCAAAGTTGAGATCAATAGCAGGAACGCTCCCTATTGGCATAGGATCACTAGCAGGGATATACGAGAGGGTTATGTGAGCCGTAAAACCATGCTCAGTGTTAGGTGGATAGCCAGCATCTTGCAAGGCTCTCACCAGCCCTTGACGCCACTCAGGTAGCCCCGGTGAGTCTATAGACGCATAGACAGGAGTGGGTTCACCATCGGGTACTGAGGTGAAACGGCCTATACCAGACACGCGTCCTTGTAGCGCAGGCGCATTCTCAGCATAGGATGATACAGCTTGCTTTAGTTTGTCTGTATTCCCCAACTGGCTCTTGTCCCCCAGGAAGACTAGCGTGCAATGTAGTTCGTCGATAGGTTCTCCAGTGGGTAGAACCAAGGCACGAGCCTCGCTAGGCTTCAGGAAGAAACCGACCATGACACCAGTCCAGTTCGCCTCTTGCATCTGGCGTTCTAGTCGAACGGTTTCAGCTATGCAGGCATTTGTAGCCGCTTCACGCTGCTCTGGAAGGCGGAAAGCATGGCTCAAAAGATATGCAGGATCATACTCTGGTGGCATATGACGAAATTTGCGCATATTCTCATCCTTCTGCTTGGGAGGTTGCTTGTCCCCATCTTGATTATCATCAGGATTGTCCTGACCTTGCTGCATAGCCTGTTGAGCACCTTGCAGTGAAAGTTGAGCTTGCTGGTTCTGTTCATCCTCTAAGGTCTGCAAGCGGGCCACTGGTGTGATGATATTGCCAGTAGTAATGGTAGCAATATCCCCGCCTGGGATAGAGATACGCCCTCGTTCCTGGCGTGCCTCATCACGAGTAAGCGTACCGTTATTGATCTCTTTATTCGCAACTTCAGCTATTTCATTATCGTCCCTGAAATCCGCATGCCTCGTTTTTACCTTCCAGTCTTCTACCCTTAATCCCGTCTTCACTGCTCTATAATTCATCTTCTCAAGTATCCTATTTTCTAGCGGTATGACCTTATTATAAATAAAAGATTTGTTCTGGCTCTCACCTGTACCGCCGCCTATATTGCCGCTCTCGATAATACCTAGCATAGCAGGTGGGACGCCATACACAACCAGTGCCCTACGCTGCTGATCGTCCTGACTGCCACGGAAATCCATCTCAATAGAGCCTTTGCCAAACTCCTGTATCTTTCCCCCTCCATACATGATAGGAGGTATATGCGCGTTCTGTATGCCTGTGTAGTTTTCCGAATACCACTTACGGTAGCGTTCGGCGTCATCTTCGTTGGAGTCCGGTCCCATCTCGACCCAGTAGCTTGGCTTCCCACCTTGCCGAAAGAACTTCTCACCCCATGTGACCATGCTCCGATCTAAGAATACCGGGTCTTTCAGCTTCTCGATAGGTGAGAGAGCCTTCTTCTTTGCGCGCGGGTCAGGCAACCACCAGCGGATAATCTCACGTGGCTCAAAGTCCACCGTGTCTGTACTCTTCTCCAATCTCTGCGTATATCCTGTAATCACGCCATGCCTGTCAAACTGTGTGTTCATTGTTAGGGAGTCGATTGTGTAGAGATTGCGCACCATGCCATCAGGACCGTAGACCATCTCACAGAAGGCTTCACCAAATATAAGCATATCTGTTGCAATAGAATTAAAAAACTGCAAGAAATCTTCTTCAACATCTTCGAAATTAAATAACGCTTTTACTTTTGCTTCGTTGGCGGCATTCCCCTTACCTTGCTCAATCTCAACAGTCTCCCAGCCACCGGATATCATGCGTTCTGCTGTAGTATCGACACAGCCTGAAACCCACTGATTGCCGCAATACACCTGATAGTAGGTGTCCTTCTTCTGCCTGTCATCGAGAAAGCCTTCCCGTGTCTGGACACTGCCAAGCCCAAGCGACGTGTCATCCCATGCCATGGAGAGGTTTTTCGGACCTCTGGACTGTGGAACTTTTGCACTGCGCTTCGTTGCGGCTTCCAGGTTGAGCACGCCGACGTTGCGCTCGAACATCTCTGAGGTATGCGAATCGATATCATATGTGGGAGGAGCATATGGGCGTTCTATCACACGTGAACGTCGCTTCTTTGTGCGTATCCAGTTGGGGAAGCTTATCGCCATGCTAATTCATCCTCCTCTTCATACTGTTGCTGCTCTTTCTCTTCTTCAGTTTGTTTGTCTACTACCATACCTCCAATGCGTTTCAGCGGTTCAATGTATAAACAATTGAATGATCCACTAGAAGCGTCAACCGGATCATCATGTACCGCTTCATCAGGGAATGCGCATAAGAAATTGAGATAGCCATTGTTCCACCAAGCCCTAAGCAATCCCACATTCCCTACTTTGCACTGAGCTGCAAAGGTATCTGCTCGCAACTCTTTTGAGCCAGTTGATGGAATACCCTCCACATCATAGCCTACCAGCACTTTCGTCACAAAGTTAAATATATCCTGCTTTCCGCTACTCCCACCTTCTTGCTCAATCCTAACAGCCACGCTACGACTATCCTGCTCTGCAATGGCCTTAATTAACGCCTCAACACCACCCGGGTCAAGCTGGTCCCACGTGGCATCCAAGACTACATAACGCGGGTACGCTCCCTCTTTACGTCTCCCTACGAGCACTGAAGCCGTATAGTCCGGTCCGTTGCGTCTACTGTTCTTCTTCTTGAGAGCTGTAGCAGCCTTATCCCAGAACCTGAGTTGTTTCTCGATATCGAGAGGAGGGTCATCAAAGTATGTCGTAAACCATTCCCGTTTGAACTTCTTTCCAGATGGCCGAGCATTCCAATCACCCCCCAGCAGCCTCTTTTTCTCGAACTCTGGTAGCGCATGCAGGCCCGCTTCATACTCTGGATTGATTTCCATCAACCGCTTGTTGTCGTACAGGTTCGCAAAGAAGAAGGTGATACTGATAGCAAAAGGTGTATCCTTGTCTACCCACTGGATTGTGTCATCCTTACGAACAAACCAGCGTATCTCACCAGACTCGGCTTTATCCTCAGCAGGCCACGTGTCATCTACCCATGGCGCTAGAAGCACCTTCACCCAGCTATCAGGATCTGGATTAGTCATAGCCCTCATGCGAGGTGTCACACCAGACACTGACCTGTTACGAGAGAAGAGATAGAAGAATTGATACTCACTTGTCTCTGTAGCCTCGTCTACCTCAATAAGTGCAATCTCTGAGCCTTTCCATCCAAGTACATCATGCTCATACTGCATGTGAGCAAAGCGTACTTTAGCACCGCTTGGGAATGTCCATATCATATCGGTCTTGTTATATGTCGCTCCGAGCTGCGGATAGATTTCGTACGAACGAGGAACAAGACCGCCAGGAGCTGTTAGCTGCTTATGGATACGGCGGAATAGGACAGCCTCAAATTGTGGATTGTCGATATCATAGAGCGGTTCTAGAAGAGCAGCATAGGATTTACCACCACCAGCGGCACCGCCGTAAAAAACCAACCTGGCTGGACTTCGCAAGAACTCCTCTTGAGGCCCTGGCTGTGGCCTGATTACTTCAGGACTCACTACTGCTGGCAGGTGAATCACCTCCTTTCTGCTCTTCCTTCTTTTCTGGAAGCTGTACAGCATAGAATTCGACCCGCCCTAGCAAAGAAGCATCATCCTTCCCTGTCAATTCCTGCTTTGTCATCTTCACACGTTCACCTTTTTCTTTTGCTATATCATCAAATGTCGCCCTATACTCACTAACAAGAGCATCGTTAAATTTCTTCAGATGATGCGCCTCAAACCCTACTGCCTTTATATCGTCTACCCATCGCTTATCATCGTCATCTACTTCTTCTTTAAGCATTTTAGCAAGATCATTCAATTCTTTAATACGATTATGTTTTAGTGCAAATTCTGATTTAGATATCTCTTCTTCTTCTAATGATATACGCTTATCACGCTCATCTCTATAGTGCTTATCCCAAGCTTCAGCTCTTTCGTTCCATTTCCATTCTTCAGCTATTTTGTACCACTTACCAGCTATTTTTGTCCGTACTTTTCCGTGTTTTTCCGTCTCTTCTTGCTCAAAAACAGCATTAACCGATCGTTCCCATGGCTTCATGATCCTAAATTTATCGAACCTAGAGAACCATTTGAGAGGCTCACCCTCCATTCTTTCCCATGCTTTTCTCTCTCCATCCATCGCTATCCTTCCAACATCCTACCGAGGAGGCCACATTCGACCGAATAGCAGAGACACAACTGCCTCCAATATCACCACAAGTATAGCCGTGATGAGTGCTGTCATGAGCATATCACCCGTGATAGTCATAGTTCACCTTATCCTCATACGTAACTCATAAATACGATAAGCGCCTGGAAGTGCTTCTCTGACAAGATCGGCAGCACGGGCCATCATAGCCGCTGTTACCTGTCCACCTTCAGGCAACTCATCATCTTGTAGCGCAAGAGCGTACTCATAGCCCTTTTCAGCTAGTTGCGCTTTAGTGACTCCTATGCTGATTAAATTAGCCATATGCTCTTCTATCTTCTTTTTCATTCCATCGCTCACCATGGGGGATTTCTCCTCAGTTCAACGTAAAAGACCAGGACAATGCCCACAACCGTTGCTACCACTCCTATGACGAGCCCTATCAAGAACTGCATGCTCACTCCTCATAATCCGGCAACACACGCTCTATCTTCTCTTTCATTCTTTCATCCTATTGTGGAAAGACGCCACTACGCCTGTTGTTCATAGTGGCGTCCCTTCCTCTGAGCAGTATTAAAATTAGGGTAGGGTAAGTAGGGTCCTTGCAGACCTATGAATTCTCAGTGCCTGCAATCGTAATCGAGAGGAGTGGGCGGCCTCTATGGAGAGTATAGCATAGAAAGTGAGTATTTTGTACTACTTTTTGTAGAGTAGGTGAATTTGCACATGGAAAGGCCTCTCTCAGCTACGTACCCAAGCGTGTGCTCAGGTGTCTCAGCAAGAGAGAGGCTCATTTCGATAATTTTTAACCTCATCCTTGACTTTCCTCTAGAATAGGTTATCTGTAGCGCCTACTTCAATCTCTCGTAAGTCATACTTGACCGTTGTTTCTATACGCTTGTGCCCTAGAGCTAATTGAGCACTGCGAATATCTTTCTTAGCGAGTTGCGTGCCGACGAACCGTCTGAAGTCATGAGGCTTGATATTTTGAAGTCCCTGGGCTTCTGTAATCTCCTTGACGACCTTCCAAGCTCCTTGTGGCGAGATGTGATTAGTGAGTGGCTTATGAGCCCTTCCATCGAACGAGGTGAAGATATACTCACTAGCAATGGTACGAGCTGCTAGCCATTCCCTGATAGCTTCCACAGCCTCTGCTGATATGTGAGCTTCCCTGTCCTCATCCTGGTTTTTTCCTATCTGAGCATACATATGCAAGAGGTAGCCATCACCACGCGGGATAACTTGCTCAGGTTTCAATTGAGCCAACTCATTGATACGCAATCCAGATGAGGCAAGCGTGGTAAAGAGAGCTACATTGCGTAAACCTACAAGCGTTGACGGGTCTATGGAGTCAATAAGCAATCTCATGGTTTCAGGCTCTATTTTGACTCTGTTGCTGATTTTAAGCTTGTCTTTCATTGCACCGACTTTAACACCATCAACGTGTTTAAAAGCTTCTGCTACTTCATATTTGATATAGCCTTGATCAGCAGCTAGCTTCATGACTTTCTTTATAGCACTTATCATTCTGTTGATAGTATTTGGTGACATATCTGTCCCTTTAGCAAGATATGTTATCCATCGTGCCAAGGTTGATGATTTTAACGCATTCTCTCTTGAGCCAGCATAAGACAAATATGCATTAAGATCTCTCTTGTACATCTCCATAGAAGAATCGTTGACACGCCCGGCAAGAATGGATACATCGAAATCTAATTGAAACGGAATGATGTTATTGTCTGTCATAGCGCACGCTCCTCAATATACCGTAAAAGAGATTTTATTCTATCAGGATCTTCTCCCAATAACCCGAGAGCCTGATTACAGGAACTGCATAGTAGACCTCGAATTAATCCAGTAGCGTGGCAGTGATCAACATGAAGCATAGGGATCTTTCCCTCTGATCGATTGTTTCTTCCAACTATTCTTGTTTCCTCTCTTCCGCAACAAGCACATACACTATTTTGTTCTTCAAGCATTGCATCATACTCTTCAGTACTAAGTTTGTATTTGTGCTTTAAGTGTATCTCACGTCCTCTGCGAAGAGTATATCTTTTGATCTTTATGTTGTTTATACATACTTTACACCAGGAAGTTACATCGAATGCCTTTCCTTTTTCAGGGGAGTATTCAGATAGGTCTTTATGCTCATCACACGATGGACATTTCTTTCTACCTAATGCATCTAACGTCACACGAGGTCCTCTTGACATAAATTTGTGCCCTTTCCTACCTAGAACAGACGCTAGGTTTATAAAATTGTCATTTAATCAACCAAAGTATCTCACTTTTTCCCTACCCTGTCAACAATTCGATACCACTCAGTATCCTTCGGTGTCAAGCGGTTCCACCTGATGTCTTGCACGTTCTACCAACTTGACAGCACTTTTGATATCGCTTTCATAGAAACGGAGACTACTGCCCACTTTGCGTGCTGTTATCTCTCCACGCTTCACAAGCCGGAAAAGCGTTGACCTGCTCACTCTCAGGAGCTTGCACGTTTCTTTCAACGTGAGCAGCTTCTCATCCTCCATCGCTCGTTCCTTCCTCTATCTGGATAAGACGCTCAATGTACCACTTCGCCTTACGTAGATCGTCAAGCCCGTTCTTGTGCTTGTATCGCGATACGTACTTGATCACGTTGCCAGCGTGAAAACCTAGCCCATTCGCTTCTATGTAGGCAACTGGCTCTATTGCCAGTTCTTTGTAGTGCTCACTGCTGGGAGCTTCGTTTTCACTCATTCATTCTTTCCTTCTATCTATAATCTCTTCCATGATTTTCTGCGCTACTTCTTTATTTTGATGCCCATAGCCAGTGGGACCTAGAATGTCGCTGTATGGGACAAACTTGCCGTTATCTATCCTTCCAATCCAATACATGCTTATTCTGTGCCCGTGATACTTCCTCTTGCGTATCACGAAATTTATGTTATCATTCATCCTTTCCATCAACTCTCTTATCTGCATCTTGTGCACGTTGTACCCACGTCTCGAAGAGCGCGGCTTGCTCGGTCCCGTCGTAGCTTATCTCAGGACATTTGTGGTGTATGGCCGTCTTACTGGCGAGATCGAATTTGATCCACTCGCCAGCGGGAAAACGAAAGCCGCATGCTTTGCACGTGCCTGGGAATTTCGCGGTGGTCGTGATTTCGTGTGGCATATTCTGTCCTTTCGGTTCGATGCCCTAGAATGCGTCTCCGTCGCGATTCTGGGCGAGTATTTTTTGAGACGGATGATTTTAGCTGATACCGTGTCAAGGCCATTTCTCGATGAGTTCCACGGTACCAAAAAAGCATTGCTAATGCGCCGGATAGTTGATCGTCGTCTGGCTGACGGTCTTTTGTATCTTTTGCTTTGCCCGTGGCGTCCGCTCCTCTGCCATGCGGCCTTGCTTTGTCTTCGATGCATCCTCCATTTCTTTCTTCTTGCCCACGACGTAGGCGGCTCCCTCATCCCCTGTGAATACCAGCGTACAGCACTGGAAACGCCCGCCTATGCGCAACGACACGACAAAGCGGCCTCTGTACCCCAACAGCAGATTGAGCCCCGCGTCTGAGATCACTTCCTCAAATTGCGCTTCTCGCATCTTGACGTATCCTTTCTTCAAAATGCACTACGCATGGACAAACATAGATCTCTAGCCTCTCATGCCATACAAACTTCTCCACGCTTCTCAGACATGTCCGTCTCGCACAATAGCCGTGCTTGCTACAATACAGCGTGCCTGACGGGCTTCTGAGCGTGGCGGGCTCAGAACATTCTTCTTTGCAGCAGACGCCCAGAGGCTCTACTACAGTTACCGGTCTTGGTGGACTCGGCGGTACCTTCGCACTGCTGTCCGCTACAGGCGTCTCGAAGAGAACTTCTTGTACTGTCATGCCATACTCTCTTTCTCATCAGAACTTGGCAGAAGCGCATACCCATAGCCAAGAACACAATATACATAGATGCCTGTACCTTGCAGCTTATTCCGTATGCGATCAATGTGCTTGTCCATCATAATGCGCACCTTTTCATCTACCGTGCAATTATAGACGATATAGGTCAGCTCAGAGTAGGGAACAGGGACACCATGCCGCAAAGGATACAGCAAACGATACTCCGTCGGCGTGAGAGGAACAATCCGCTCTCCGATGAAGATCAGGTGCCGTTGCGTCTCCCACCGGATATGCACGGTTTTCGGACTGTAGTCTCGCACTATCATCTCTTTCCCCCTGGTGGCTTCCCACGCTTGCCGCCTCTCACGATGCCTATCTTGTGGTCTCCCGCCTCATAGAATTGTTTGCCTGTATCAGTGGCGTAGTGGGCAAATATCTCAGCAACGTAGGACTCTCCACCAAGCTCTTCAAGCTGGACGAGCAGTGTGCCAAACATCGCGATGCTCTCCTCACGCGTGATCTGGTCAAACTCCATCAGAGTCTCAACATGGTTGCCTTCGCGTATTGCCGTGAGTGTTGCACCGCTTGTACCTGTGTGATGGATCGTTGTTCCATCACTCTTTTCGATCGTTGTTATTGTCATTGTACTCTCTTTCTCCTATCCATGTGTGGACGGGACTACTCTTCTTCCACTGGCATCTCAGGAAGGAGCCAGTCAATGAATGCCAGGATAATCTCGTAATGTGCCGCTGTCCGTAGTTCAGGATGCACTGCATCCCTGCCAACAAAGCGAGCGACAAACTTCTTCAACAGTTCGTAATCCTGCCAACGATAGGCAGAATGAGCGCCTGATAATGCCAGATCAATCAGCATATCCATGCGCTCCGGTTCATGGTCGAATATCTCGACCAGATACTGCTGCTGGTGTAAGGCATCGAGAGCCTTACGCTTGGTGACCATTTTTTCGATCCTATGACTATGTGAAACACGTTCTACTCCTTATGCTGTTACTAATTCTGCTTATAGTCAATGGCTGTAAGCGCTACTAGTGTGCTTAACATGCAATATGATTGTACTTTCTTAAGAACATCTGTATTGCTACATCAGGCACAAGCCACTCATCAAGAAACATATCATCTGCCATATTGCAAGCGAACCAAATATCCTTCTCTTTCCATTCTTTATTAGTCCCTGCTAACCATATAGTTTTGTTAAGTGCTCTTGCATATCCAATTTCTGCAAGAGTCCCATAACATGTTGTGCATTCAAGCCAGGCAAAGACGATATCAGAGCGCTTAATAGCATCCATACACCAATCCACAACAGCGCTTTGTCTAGAAGGAAAGTCCGACCCATAGACATATCCTGGTGTTCTCTCACCACTATCCTCATCCATTTCATCAAACTCGGCACCCATACCATGCGAATTGTGCCCATGAAAGCATCCATGATCGTCAGAAACAAAGTATGGTCCTGTATAATCAAGTCCGAACACGGCTCCGGGAAGAACAGGCCATTGCGCCATGGGAGTTGCATCGCATCTCCCTCCACACGTGCCTGCAAAAGTTCCCCGCAAACCTTTGATTATCTTATGTCTCCAATCACCTTTTGAGATCTTACCAGCCAGGTAAATTGATTTAGTCATTTGTTCTCTCTCTATGCTGTTGCTAATTCTTGTACTTGTTCAAAAAGGTCCGGTCTACATTTCTCGCAATACGGGTTACCATCTCCAGGATCAAAGCTCATAATTTCATCTGCGGGTATTTTGTCGGGGTCCCAACCCTCAAATGAGGGGAATGGCTGCTGACAGGTATGGCACTTCAAGCGATCATCATACTCACCTAGTGCGGCCTGCACCCATGAGATGATGTCCAATCCGTAACGCAACATATCGTTGATATCATGGACAATCGGTTGCCAGCGAATAGCATTTGGTAGGATGCCAAGCCAATACTCAGCAGCAGCATTTCCCTTCTCATCACGATCAAAAGCAATGAACACATGCTTGGCACAGGAGAGAAGGGCCTCCCACTTAGGAGCGCGGCTTCCCGTTGTCGTACCCGTCGCAACCGCTATAACACAATCTCCTGCCTCCTGGGCTATTGAAAGAGCGTCTAGCTCACCTTCCACCAGGAATACTGGTCTTTTGAGCCTGAGTGCATCCGCCAGATAGAGCCCACTGTTAGAGCTTCCCTTTACCATCCGATAACGTTTCTCCTTTGGAGATCCTAGATCTACGGTGCGATACTGAATACGCCAATACTGACCATCAGAGAACCAAGGAAAGACAATGCAAGGTGCCTTATTCCAGTCTGCATTCGAGATCACAGCATAACCAAGTCTGGCGTTGGCTATCGTCTCATCGATCAGTCCGCGCCCATGCAGATAATCAAGACCTATTGTTCCTGCACTAGACCAAAGTCGATCTATTGCCTCTTCAGAATAACCATCTGCTCTCTTCTGCCAAGACTGCGACTCAAAATCTTTTACGTTATGTAAAGGCTTGCTCGGCAAGGTCACAAGGCTATCAATTCCGAGAAATTGTTTTGCCTCCTGGAAGCTCATCCCACGGATTTCTCTCAGGTAAGAAATACCATCCCCCCAACCTTCCGTCTCAGCAGGGTGGCAACCTCTGCACATCCAAGCGCCTCCCTCTTTCCTACTTGGCTGTACATGAAAACGATCATTTCCCCCACATCTTGGACATGGACCGCATCGCTCTCTGACGCTTGCTCTCTTCAGAGAAGTATCGGTTTCTGCTAGATCAAGAACGTTCATTTTGTCTCCTTTAGAACCCTGTTACTTTCAACTTTGTCTACCTTTCACTTTAGTCACTTTAGTCACTTTGCTCTATAAACCCGCTTGCAGAGCCATTCTATAAAAGTGACAGGGTGTCACTTTCAAGTGTCGCTTTTATTTTTTTTTATAAGTGACTAAAGAGACTAAAGGGATGAAAGTGACTAAAGTGACAGTGGTGACAGGGTTAAGTGGTAGGATTGATACCAGAATGTGCAGCATATAACCCCCTTGCTTCTTTTTTGATTTGGTCATCATTAACCATACGTCCTAATGTCTTTTTGACGTTATCTATCCCCATTTCCAGTTCATCACAAATCTGTGAGGGAGTTAGTGCATCTGGGAAATGTTCCTTGAGACACTGAAGTATTTTTTGACGGCCTTCCCCCGGAACATCTGTAGGCTTGCTCATCAGTTCCTGATCAGTATGGGTGCTGATCCCTTCCCATCGGATGTAGGGTCGCTCATCCCCCTGTTCCTCATCGGACACAATGCTATAGAGAAGCTTGGGCGCTTGCTTGGAGAGATTGTTCTTGATGTTGGCAAGGACGCACTGGCTATCGTCATCAGGATTTTTGACGACCATCATGCCGATACGGGCGAATCCTATGAAAGCGATAGAGCCCCCTCCTGCATAGATAGCTTTGTCGCCACCACTTTTGTTTAAATGGCGAATGAGGATAACAGCCACATTACACCGCTCTGCAAGGATTTTGAGGGGAATAAGTGCCGCTCTCACCTCACTATCCTTATAGGTATCCTTCCCGCCTAGCAGTGCCATGATTGGATCTATAAACACGATCCGGGCCTCGACTCGTTTGATCGCAGATTCTAAGAGAGGAAGATCTTCCGAGATATCAAAAGGGCGTTTGACGATCTGACCATCTGCTGTCCTAACATTGACTTCTCCAATGGAAGAGACTTTATCAAGACGTGCGCCAGCTCTAGCCAGACGCGGTTGAATGGTGTCTTCTAGTCCATCTTCCATACTAAGAATGACCGCGCCTCCTATAGAGACGGGACGCTCTTCGTTAGGCATGGCTCTACCAGTGGTGAGGCGAGCGATGATATCGAACATGAGTGTGGTTTTCCCAAGCCCGGGATCACCATCCAACAAGTGCAGCTTGCGAATGGCAAGTCGTCCTTTCCATAGCCACGTGATAGGTTCAGGAGTGACTTCAGAAAGAAGAGTATCTGGGAGGACTGGCTCTTGCTCGTATGGAGTCGCTAGCCAGTTCGTGAGGAATGGATGTTTTCGTCTGAGGACTTCCAAGTAGGCATTGAAATCGTCCATCCCTCCTCTTTGGTAGTTTTCGCGAAGGGCAAGGTATTCATCCTGCCATTGTCCCATAATAGAGGCACTATCCTCTGGAAGGTTCATATAGCCGATGGTATAGCAAATAAACTGTATAAATGGTGTATCTGCCTCTGTGGGCTTACGATTTCTTCCCCTCATAGTCGTCATGCCTATCTCGCTTTCTTCTCTACATTTCTCTTGACAGGTGTCGAATGCTTATGGTATATGTATCTTAGACATATACTAATTGTAGCATAGTCATATATGGCTGTCAAGCATATAATAGAGAGGTGATGTACAATGCAACAACCGAATAGCGGTCGGAATCTGGGAAGCCAGATTGAGGCTGCTCGTGAGCGCAAGAGTAAGAAAAATGGTGGATATACTCTGTATAGGCTTGCCAAAGATGCAAAGATGGATTATTCTCAGTTGCATCGGGTCGTTCATAATAAGTCGATGCCGTCGCGTGATAAGTTAGTGAAGATCTGCGCTGCCTTGGGGTGTAGTCTAGAAGAGGCAAGAGAGATATTCGAGGCCACTGAATACCGGGCTCCTTCCTCCGAAGATTTGGAGAGGAGCCCACAAGATCGCATAGCAACCGCAGTGTAGGGACGAGTCCATATCGTCCCTCTTCTTTTTGCTTACTTCCTTGTGTAACAGTCTGCCCATCCGTTCGTGTGCCCGTATACCCGTACATCGCGCTAGTGTTCATGTTGTCATCTCCTGTCCTATATGGAAGTTCATTTTGAATACGGTATCTAGTGCCATCCATTCTCCAATAGTCTTGACAACGACCATGCCGCCGTATTCCATGCCGATACGCCCGTTGCTCATGAGAAACACCTTGGGCGCGTGTAGTGCACCGTGCTTGTCTGCTGACCAATTGCGGCACATGTCCATGTAGAGCGTGTGCTGTATCTCTTCTGATGGTTCGTTGCTCATAGTTCCTCTTGCTCCTTTTGTGATTGCTTCTCGATCCGCTCTCGTATATGTTTCTCTCGAATGGCAGCCCGCCACAGACAGAGATGGAGTGTTTGTGCTGATTCTGAATGCAGCTCTCCGTCCTGGCCTCTCCACCGCAGTATCCACCAATGGCGACTGGCAACATCAGGACGATAATGGACTTCAAGCTTGGCTGGACCTTGCCCGTTTGTTGCCAGATCTTTGAGAAGATACTCCAGGTCGATCTCTGCCCACTCGACGAACTGGCGTGCTGCATAGACGGTACTGTCAAAGAGTGAGGTCATGCCTTTTCTCCTACAATCTTGCCTACAGCCTTGTCTAGCTCCTCCGTAGCATCTTTGAGCCGTCGCATGTATCTTTGCAAGTTATGCTCGTTGAGCACTGGTGACTTGAGTTCCATCAGAACCCACATTGCACGTTCTTGCACGTTCTCTGCGCTGTTGATGATCTCTGTCATTTTGATGGTATCCACGCTCGTTCCTCCTGTCTTGCAAGCATCATGGCTTCATGCTTCTTTGCCATGGCGATGATCAACTCCTGTCGCCAGTATCCTTGCGCGTCAGACTCTTCGGCCATGTTTTGCAGCAATGTACCGATGAACGTGTCTAGCGCGTCGGCCACGTGCCACCAAGTGATGTTCCTACCAATCATACTTTCCTCCTTCTATGAACTTGCGTAGCTTATGCACCTTTAGCTCGCTTCTGAGCTTGAATAGCGAGCAAAGCACGACAAAGACGATCGTGATCATGAACCAGTACTTGATCGTGATGTCAATCGTGACCAATATCCAGAAAAGAACCATAGTATCCTCCTAGAGCAACCAGCCGTCTACGATGCTATTGCGCTTCTGCTCATCCACAAATTGGATGCTTGGCATGATACGCACGTATATTTGATTGAGTGCCAAATATTCCATCATGTCCTTTGAAGATGTGCTGGTACCAATAGCGTTCATGCGACTACTGATAGCAGATGCAAGAGCATGAAGCTCTGCACCGCCATCAAGCACGAGTATGATATTGTCTGGCATAGCTGTACCTTACCTTGCTGCAAGTATTGAGAGCACTGTGAGTATTGCAATCACGAATGCTACGATGCAGCATAATTCGATGATATCGCCTTTTGTCATGTGTTCCTCGCAATCTGCACACGGAGAGCTATCACCTGATATGTTCTCTCGGACATGTAGCATGCTCTTGCAATATCGTAGACGAGTGCGAAAAGCAAGAGAAGTACGAAGAGCACGAACCATGGGACAGATGCAAGAGTGGAGGTGAGGCGTTTCATGGCTGTGGCTCCTCTCGTACAAACTCGGCAAAGACCATTCTGACCATCCGTGGCGTGACCTCTTCCAACGCGATCAGTCCCGCGTGCTGCAGCTTAAAGAAGTCCTGTGGTGTGATCGGCGTATGCGCGATATCTCTGATGTGTTCGAAGAAGTCGCCTGCAATGATCATTGAGCCGTATTTCGGGTACGATTTGCAAGTAGCGCACGCTGCCGCTTTGTGATGCTTGACAAGTGCTCTGTACAATTTGCGTGCTTTTAGGTGCTCAGGACCGATAAGTCCTTCTTGTGTTGCGACGTGTATCATGATGGATAATCACTTTCTAGATAGCCATGCTCAATAGCATAGCGGATAAGCTGTATTCTATTGTGTACACCAGATAGACGCATGATAGTATATACTCTGTTTTGTATATTCCCATCAGTCGTTTCAAGCATTTGTGCTATTTCTCTGTTTGTATAGGCTTGAGCGATAAGATGAAGGACTTGCCGCTCACGTGGCGTAAAGTGCGGTGTGCCGCTTCTCTCAATCATGAGAATCATCAG